TGAAAACTCTTGGATAAATTTTACCATCTGAGCTATCAGAAACTTTTTGAGCAAAATCTTTGTAAGTTTCTCTATATCCATCATATAATTTAACTTCGTTGAATACTAACATCCATTCACCTTTACCAGTTTTGTTAACTTCATTGTTAGCATAGTCATATTTAACGAATTCCCCATTTTCTAATACTTTAATATTAGAAGTAGCAGGTAATTGAGCGTAAATTTGACCAGTTCTTTGAGCTGATAAATGGTTAGGTTCAACTTGTCCAAAACCTTTTCTAATCATTGTCTAATTCCTCCTTATTATTTTTTGCTATTTTGAGTCTTTATGCAAGCAGAAATCCATGCAGGTACTGAACTTCCATTATCTTCTATATTGAAAGTTGTAACTGTTGTATTTTCTTCTTCTACTTCTTTATCATTTTTAGCTTTATCGTCTGAATCAAAATTAACCTTATTTCTTACACAAATTACAGATAATTTTGCTTCAATATCTTCTAAGCTATACTCATCCATATGTTCTCTAACTTCAGCTTTTTCAGCATCACTTAACATATAGAAACCTTTAATTAATTCTTCTTTTTGTTCTTTTTCTACTGTTTTCTTAAAATCTAATAATTCATTATATTTACTTTCTAATTCACTATATTCACTTTGTAACTTTTGATAATCTTCTAAAGAAAATTCAGTAGTTTCAGTTTCTTCAACTTCACTTTCTTCTTCCTCTTCAGAAGTTTCTTCTTCACTATCTGACTCTTCAGAAGGAGTCTCTCCCTCTTCTTCAGCGGCAACTTCAGGTTCTTCAGTATCTTCGCTAGATTCTTCAGCGTCTGAGCTGTCATCTCCGCCTTCTGCTTCAAATGAAGTAGCAGCTTCTTCTTCAGTAGAAGTAGTTTCAGTTTCAATAGAATCTTCAGTTTCTTCAACTTCTTCACTTGTTTCAGTATCTTCTGTAGAAATTTCTTCTTCTGTTGTTTCAGCAGTTTCTTCAACATCAGCTTCAGTATTTCTTACTTCTTCTTCAACAACTTCAGCAGTTTTGTTTTCTTCTAATTCCATGTCTTTTCCTCCTTCTTGTAATGCAAATTTTAAATCTTGCATCATAGTAAATAATGTTTGTTTAAAGCTATCATCTACTTTACTAAATGAATTGCTTACTTGAGGCGCTGTTACACTTGCTCCTTCGAAACAAGGTTCAACATCTTCTCCTAAAATACATAATTTAGAAAATATTGCGTCATTGATTATGAAAAAGTCCATACCATTATTAACGTCTGTTGACCAATGTCCATCAATAGTATCAGGATCTAATTCCATTGATTGATTATTTCCTTTTTCAATAACACGCTTAGCTTCCTCATATTGACCTGTCCATAAATAACCAGTAGTCATTAAATATTTTCTAGTTATTTTATTTCCAAAATCATCTGTATCTTCAAATTCTTGGAACCATACTTGAGCATCAGGAGATACAAATCCATAAGGTTTAGTTAAACAATTAAATTTAATTCCTTCATCGTCAAAGATTACTTGTTCCCCATGGTCTGCAAAATCTTCCTTATCTTCTTTATAGTAACCAACAATAGGAGCACCTCTTAAAGTTTTTGCCATGTCTGCGGCAACTTCTTCAGTAATATAACTATGATTTCTATTTTCTCCAATATATAAAACTTTAATTTCACATTTAGACATTAAAGGATTAATATCTAATGGTTGTAAGTTTATAAATTCAGGAGAACTAATTGTTGCTATAGATTGATGCATCATAATAATTCCTCCCTATTGAAAATCTCTTTCACTATAATATAATGATTTTTTCTTTTATAAAATTATTAATTATTGTCCTCTTATGATTGAGATTCTTTATTTTGTATTGTTTTTTCAGTGACATCTTCACCTTTAGACTCATTAGTAGGTCTTCCAGCACCGTCGCCTTCTCCAGAAGTTGATGTGCTGCCGCCTCTTTGTTGTCTGCTTTGTTGATTAACTCTATTTAATACATCTGAGTTCATTGTACTAGACATCATAGGTGGGATAAAGATATTAACTAAGTCTAATATATCATTTTCAAAATAAGCATTTGCTAATATAGAACTTTGTGATTGACCAAGAGCAATTTGCGCAAGCATCTTACTATATCCAAGTTGCATTTGTTCTTTATATAATTTTGCTAATTCTTTATAATTATAAATAGTAGTTGTTAATATTTGAACCCTATAATAAATTTTCTTAGGTCTAGTATTATATTTTCTAATAATATAATTTAAGAAATCTTGGAATTGCAATAATAAATTATACATAGAAGCTTCATCATTTAAAATTGATTTTTCAAGAGCAATATTACCATCAGTATTAAATTGCATTTGAGAAACTCCAGCTTCATTATACACAGTTCTTTCTACTTTTGCTAAATCATCTACTGTTGTAGTTGTATTTCTATCAGCTAAATCTGCAACATCAACATCCGCAAAAGTAGTTAAGACATCTATTCCAATTGCCTTTCCTAACATATTAACAGCATTATTATGTAATTGTTGAGCTTCATCAACATCGAATACCAAGTCTCCATTTTTATCAACTGGCATTTTTTGAATAATAATTTTTAATAATTTTTGAGCCATTTTTTTCCTATCTAATTCTTGTGCAGTATCCAAGTCAATAATAGCTGGGATAACAGAAATTAAAATAGGAAAATCTTCTCCATTAATATTAAATTTAATAGAATTCTCAATATCTAATAAATACCATCCTGCTGTATCCCCTCTAAAGTCAGGTTTTAATTTTCCCTCTTTGAAAAGTACATATCCCTTTTTAAACTCTTTTGGAAATAAATTTAAAATTCTCATTCTTTGATTAGCATCTTTAAAGCAATCATCAAAGTATTTCATATTAAATTCAACAGCAGGTCTTCCATCGACACGAAATCTTGAGCGGCAATATTTTACAGGTAATTCTTGAATAGCAGGCTGATCGCCGCTATCAATAGTATATCCATAATAACATCCGTTTCTTACAACTTTTAATGCCACATCTCCAAAGAATTCTTTAACTCCAAAATTGTCAAGGTAATTTAAAATATTATAAAATGGTAACAATAGCTTTTCTTCAGAAATTTTTTCTTTATCTCTTTCTCCTACATAAGGAGTAACCATCCAATCGTATCTATACATATATGCTAAATATCTGCATAGTCTATTGTAAATACCACTTTGTCTATAAAAGAAATTAGAAATTTCTCTCATACTGTCTAAATCATTTTGTGCTATTGCACGTTGAACAGTCTGTTTATCCGCGTACCTTGGATCAATCTTTTTTAAAGGAGATATATCTTCAAGAGTAGCATCTTTTAAAGTTTGTAATCCTACTTTTATTTTATTAAAATCAGTAGGAACATATGTCTCGTTGAATTCTCTGGTGTCATTAGCTGTTGCCATTGAAAATCCTTTAGCTTTAATAGCTTCCATTCTATTATTTATCAAAGTCGACACCTTCCTTTGCTTTATTTTGTATATTAAATTCCTCCAAGAGCGTAATAAGCATTCATAATATAATCATAATTAATATAACTCTCGTGTGTATATGGAATTGCAATTAAGATAATATTATGTTTTTTACAATATTCTCTTTTTAACATATCATTATATTGTTGTTTTCTTAATCCATTATTTCCGCCAAACTTACTTTTTGCTATATAGTGTTGTATTCCTTGGTATTCAATTAAAAATAATAATTCATTATCATCGTCAAATACTGCAAAATCAAAACGCAAAGGTCTCCCATTTGAACTACATAAATCAGGAAAAGAATATTCTTCTTCAAAAGTAAGTCCAGATGATTCTAATATTTCTTCTATTTTTATCTCTCCACGACTTGCTCGCATTGTATTCCCTCCTTATATATATAAAAGGACATTAATATACGCTATTTTCATCATGTTTCTATTTTATTATAAAAATTGAATAAGATAGATAACTTAGATTTGCCCAGCGCATTTTACTTATTAGTAAAGAACATCATGTCCGATATATTTCTTTTCTTTCTCTTCTTCTTTCTATCTTCATCTTGTTTAATATAGAAAAGTCCATATTCAAAAGCAGAAAACTTATCTTTAGGAATACCCCTATTAGATTGCTTAAGAATAATATTAACTCCTTCATTTTCTTCTACTAAATTAAGCATTTGTTCTCTTAAAATAGTCGTTAATGTATAAGGCATTAAATAATTAGCTCTCTCATCATTTGTCATCTGTTGTCCCTTCTTAGTAGACATTAATTTTACTTTTGCTTGTCCTTCATCAATTAAAAATTTAATCTTTCCGCTAAATAATTGAGTCTGAACATAACTATGAGCTTCAGTATTAATAGGAACAGTAGCTTTCATTAAATACATAGCATTTTCTTCAACTCCTGGGCCTTTTATCTTTTTATATGGTTCTATAACGTCTTCAGAAGTTCCATCTTCAACTCCAAAAGGTAATAATTCTTCCCCAGTTTCTGGATCGGCTTGTGCTTTAGTCATAAAGTCTATTAATCCAATACCAAGACCATTCGCATCTATAACTGCGGAACGCGCCTTATATTTATAGAATAATTTTTTTATATGAATCGCTTGTTGTTCAAAATCCTCTG